GTTGGCTCCGTCGCAAACCCCGTTTTCGCAAGGAAGGCACTTTCACGTTTATGAGTGCTTTTGCGAGCGGCATCAAGGCTGGTGCTTTGATTGCTGGCTTTGCGGAATTCGGCCGGAAGCTTGATCCTCGTAATGTCAAAGGTGCAAATCTTGTGGCAGAGCTTGTGGAGCTTTTTGGTCGTGTGTTCAACGATACGCCAAAGGAGGGCCTCCCCGTTGATGAAGACGAGGATGATGGCTTCCTGGATATGGCGCGCAAGATCATTCCTGGAGTGAAGAAACTTTTGACCAAGTATCGTTCACGCATTGCGTATTTTGTCCTTTCTGTTTTGGTTGGCGTGATGCTCTTTGCGTTTTTCCACCACCGTGAGTGGTTTGAGTCGTTTGCTGCCCACGAGGGTCGTGGGTCTGGCAAGGCCAAACGTGGAAACACGAACAAGAAGATGCGTCGGCTGAACAAGGCTACTAAGGGCAAGAAGAAGCACTTCGTGCTCTACGATGCTGCTGACCGTGCGGACATCATGTCGTGTACTTACAATGGTAAGCCGATTGATGCTCCGATGGTTGGGCAGCCGTTTGCGGCTGGACGTTGGGTCATTTTCCGAAAGGATGAGGATGGCAATGTGGTGCAGGATGACTTTTCAGTTGAATCTGTGTCGTGCAACGAGCCTGTGGAGAAGATTGAGCAGAAGCCAACTCTCCCCGTGACTGTCGTTGATGATGTCCCTCCCTTTGTTGTCCCGAAGAAGCCTGTTCCTAAGGAGGTGCAGGCTGCTCGTGTCCCTAAGAAGGATGTGAAGAAGGATATCGTGTGTTTCAAGTGTGGATACACTGGTCACTACGCGAATCTTTGCCAGTGCAAGGAGTTGCCTCGTACCCCTAAGAAGGCTGAGGCACTTGTAGCTGGCTCTACGAAGATGGACTTCAAGTCTCATCGCCAGAACATGGGTCAGGCGATTGCTTCCGATGGGAGCGTCGTTGCCCAGATCGTGGTGTCTTGGATTGGGATTCTTGTGAACGCTCATGTGTACAAGGATTGTTCCCACTTCAAGTTTGGAGACAAGGTTGTTGAGAAGACAACGATCGTTCATCGTGATGTTGGTGAAAACCATGATTTGCTTGCGTGCAAGAAGTTTGATGGCTGTCCCGAAGGTTTGAACAAGGCTCGTTTTGCTGAACCCGAACTGAATCAAAAAGTTTGGTTCCTCGCACGTGATGCGATGATTAGCAATGGTATTGTGACCTATATCGGTGATGGCGCAGAAGGACTTGAGTTGCGCACAACCTGCTCTACAGAGGGCGGTGATTGTGGAGGTCTTTACGTCAACACCAATGGACGCGTTGTTGGAGTTCATTTTGCGGCTGGACGGCCCAAGGTTGACAATCGTGCGATCCCTGTTACAGCTCGCATGCTTCAGTTGGTGCCAAAAAACTAACCACGCACATCGGATCTCGATGGTTCGAGATACCGGTGTGCAAACCTCAGCCGCATGTAGTGCCGTTGCAGGTGGTGGGTTATGTTCCGTTCAGGCCCTTAGGCTCTTCTCATTTCCTGCCAGCTCCTTGGCAGGGAGATAGCTCCGACGTGGATTACGTTCCTTGCGCTATGACCATTAAAGCATTACGTCAAAGCTGTGCAAAGGCTGTTGACCCCCTTCTGCCTTATCCGGATTCCAAATTAGCATGGATGTACCAGTATGGTATGCGCTACTTGGCCGGTATATGGCAGGGTGACAACTTTGCTACGGCTCCCGAGGCTATCGGGCGTATGACAATGACAAAAAGTGCGGGTTATCCGTATTACTACGATTGCCAAGATAAATATGAGGCTTTCGTACGTTATGGTCCGGAAATCCAACAGAACGTGAAAAATGTCCTGGCTGGTCAGCAGATGTGGCTCCCCTTCTCGCTGACTTTGAAGGATGAATTGCGGACTGCGGATCGTGTCGCAGCCGAAAAGACAAGAGGTTTCAACGCTTCGGGCGTTGTTCATCTCCAGTGTTCAAAGCAGCTCTTCTCTCGTCAAAATGATAAGCTTGTGGAGACGATGGGTCGCCATCCGATTACAATCGGTGTTGCTGTCCCTGGTCCTCAGTTTGTGAAGACAGTTCTTTCGTTGGGTAACCGACGGAGGTGTTTCTTTGCAGATGGTGATGGCTGTGACCAACGTTTCAATCTTGGGTGTGCGCGAATTATTCGTGATCTCCGCAAAGCCTTTTTAGCTGAAGACTATCATGCTGCTGTTGACATCCTGTATGATGCGGTGTATGCTGGTGACACTATTACAATGGGTGTAGTTTATCGCTTGCTCCACAATAAGTCAGGGTGGGAAAATACTGGCCATGACAATTCGTTGTACTTTTGGCTTGCCCTTGCTGAAGCTGTTTCGACCTTAACTGGTCGGGATGCTGATGAGGTTCTCAAATTGATTGTGAATGGGGACGATTTTGCGCTGTCTATCGATGACGATAATGTGGGTATTCGGCAAGTTCGCGATTACCTGGCTCAGTACCAGGTTATAATCGCTTACGACAATGCCGAACCCTGTTGGGCGCAGGAGGTCGTCTTCCTTTCACATCATCTTCGTGAGCGTTTCGTTCGAGGTCATGGTGATCTCTTGGTTGCCGCTGGCAACTATTCAAAGCTCATGTCTAGTGTGAATTGGGTGAGGGTGAACAATTCTTTCTCTTTTGAGGAGTGTGTCCTGATGCACTTGCTTGGTCTCCGGATCGTGGTGTGGCCCTGGGAGTATGAGTTCCTTTTGTTGGAGGCTCGGATTGACTCGTACCTTGGTACGATTGTCCAGACGCCTCGCATTAGGGATATCCTAGGAGCTCGCATCTCGGTCGCGCAAATCACGGATCTACATTTTCGTTGGGAGTCCCGCGTGTTTTTCGACGTGGACTCGACTGGTGCCGGCTTACTTGAACGTTTCAACGGCATAAGTCTGTGTGTGACGAGCATCATACAAAACAACAACCAAAATGCAGCCAGCGCTTTCAATCAAGCAGGAGCAGGCCCGTCGGGCAGCCCAGTCCAAGAAGGACAAGGCTGCTAGCAAGAAGGGCAATGGGACAGGGGGACCGGCCCCCCCGCGTGCGCCTAAGAACGCACGCAAAGAGCCGGATGATCGGCGTGTGCCGTCGAACCTGATGCCTCGGGGTGTCCGGAACAACGGTCGCGAGTCTTTCCTCGGTGAGAATGTCACGTTTGATGAGCTCGTTGCAGACATCAACGGTAGTGTTGCCTTCACCGCCAACAAGTACGCTGTGCAGCCGGGCCTCGCCTCAACGTTCCCTAAAGGAGCTATTAAGGCGGCGCTCTACTCAGAGTGGAAGATGGTGGATTGTGAGTTCTACTTCAAACCGGAAGTCTCGCAGTACGCTGCGCAAGGTCAAACGGGCAAGGTGATTGTGGCGATGGACTACAACGCTGGTAACCCTGCTCCGACGACCAAGCAACAGGTGGAGATCATGCATGTCAAGGATGCCATGCCGTACGAGATTATTCGACTTCGTCTGGACGCGTCTTGTGTTAACAAGGCCGACAGCAAGTACATTCGTACTGGTCCCATTCCTGTTGATGAGGACATTAAGACCTTTGATGGTGGAAATCTGTGGGTGTGTACCATTGGGCAAGCTGGCGCCGGGTTGGTTGGCGAGCTGCATGCTCGTTACAATTTCCGGTGCACAAAGCCTACACTGTTGAATCCCCCTCAGGGAGGGCTCCTCCCGCTTGCGACAGCCTCTCAGTTTTTGCTTACTGCTCCACAGTCGTTCGTGAATGGCACTTCTGCCAATCTCGGATTTGACACAGTTGTGGTTGATGGCATAAAAATTGGGCTGCCTGTGGCGGGGGTGTTTACTCCACCTGCTGGTTACTACAAGGTTATCCTTAAGGCGTTGTTTAGTGACACGTCTGCTGAGTCTTTTGGTGACAGCATTCGTCTGTTCAAGAATGGTGCTGCCACTGTTCCGGCGATGTTCTCTGTTGCTAGTGGAGCGTCTGTTGCGAATCAGCAGCTTACTGATGGTTTCCAGTGGGTTGGTGCTGTTTCTGGTTCCGACACGTTGAGTTTCGTCGTTACCTTGGATGGTGCTGCTGGTACGCTTGTCGCTCCAGGTCAAATCAGCAATGTTATCTTTGAGGCCTTGTAGGTCTGTGTCCTCTTGTGTAGCGCACATGCTGTCATGTTCTGTAGGAGGAATTTCTATAGTTTTAAAACCAACAAAAATCTAGGTGGCTAAATTTAAGTAAGTAAGCATCGGACTAGTGTCGTGAGACACTTATCATTGGCTGACTACCAATTCTTTAAACTACTTGAGTTGAACTA